AGCTGGTACAAACCAAGTATATAAAACAGTTTCTGCAGTAGTACCCGTTACTGGGGCGGTTGGTGTGATTACTTTTAATAATCTACTGTTAAAATTATCATCTACCCATTTCTTTTGAACGTATGCATTATTTGTGTAGTATGGTGAATAATCACTAAAACCAACTATACCAACAAATGTTGGTAAGTCTGAATATACCTCTATAAAGTCAGTTACTGGTGAAATTGAGCTTTTATTTACTCCATCAACTCTATAAACACCAGTTCTGTCATCATTAGAATCATATCCAATTTTTATATAAGGATTATTATCTAAGTCATTAAAAGTTATATTCTTTTGTTCCATTTCCTCATAAGCAACAGTTCCCCCACCTACTCCAAATTGTACTGTTTCATCAGTAGTTAAATTATCAGTATTGATAATAACACCAAAACCGTCTACGTTAGTTCTTGAAGATATTTTTACACCAGTTTCTAAAAACTGAGTAAATGAACGTCTAATTATTACGCCTAAATTTGTGGCTAATTCACTAAACCAAGTTTCTAATGTGTTGTAAAGATTTAGTTGTTTTGTTCCGCTTTCAATAAGTCGTTCAGAACCGCTATAAAAAGTTCCGTCAGGGTATAATTGTAATTCGCTTTTGTTACTTGCACCGTCGCTATAAGTAGCTTCTAAACTATCTGCATCAATCTTTATACTAACGTTACCGCCATCAAACTCAGCTAACGGATCAACTTCTAAAACATCTTTTAATCCTTGTAGCGTGCCTAAGCCACCAGAAATATTTATCCAATCACCACCAACACCTGGCTCACTATTTGTTCCTGTTGCATTTTGCCACGTGGCACCGTTATAATTAACACTTTCATTTACCTTGTATCGCTTTTTTGAATCCCAATTTGGAGTCCTATTCCTTAATGTGCTATTTTGAATTGCCATTATATATGTTTTTTAAAATAATTATTTTCCTTTGTGTGTTCTAATTGGTACTAAAACAATATCATAAATTTCAATATTACCATTCAATGGTGTAACCTCAATATCACCACCATTTGCAATAAACGTAGTACCCGTAAAATAACTTAAATCAATATCGAATCTTTGTTCGTTATTAGACCCTTTTGAAAACAAAATTGTTTCTTGACTAATAACATTCAAAGCACCACCAATATTTATAGCAACATCAGCATATCCATTTCCAACATTCATTTTAGCTTTAAATCTTAATGATAATGTAAATGCATCACCATTATTTATAGCCATTAATTTTTTAGTTGTATTGTTCCAAAATTCAATTACCCCATCCGGTAGTTGTGTTGTAATTCTTGTTACAGTACCCGTTAATATTTTACCAGTTACCCCTTCAGAAATTGTCAAAGGAGAACCAACCGTATAAGTTGTATCTGTTATTTGCTCCCATCCAGTTTGATTATCTACGTATGACCTTTGAGCATATATTTGTTTGTTTTCGGGGTCTATATTCGAATAATCGCTTTCTCCTGATAACCTTTCTTTAATATTTAAATTATTTATTCTAACATTTGAACCACTTTCATAATTTATATTTATTGCACCGTCATCTATGAATTCTATATAACTACCTGATGAATTACCTTTAATTCTTTTATTTCCATTTAAATTATCAAACTCAATATCTCCAATTACAGGATTACCAATATCAGTACCATTAATGGGAATAAAATCTATTAAATCATTAATTGAAATTTTAATCCAATCAGTAAGCAAAGATGGAATAGAATTGCTACCCGTAATATTTTGGTAAACAACATCATTATAAACAACAACAGCATTTACTTTATATCGTTGCTTTTCACTCCATTCGGGAGCATCATTTATTAATTTACTTCGTTGTGTTGCCATCTTGTACTTCTGGTTTTGGTATTAACTTATCCTCCTCTTGTTTCTTTTGGAAATTCTCATTCCAATCGCCCATGTTCAAATTTTCAGTTGCTTGTTCTCTTGTGATTAAATCATTTTTCAACATTTCAACAATCGCTTTAACTTCTTTTACTGGGTCAATATGTGGCATATTCTTACCTATAAATCGACAATTTTTATAACTATCAGTTATCATATAGTTGTCAGATTTTAAAGCCTCAATAAATCCGTTTGCTTGAATTTTATTTGATAAAACTTGAAACTCCAACCACAATGCATAAATCGGTTTATAAAAATCTTCTGCTATTTTCTTACGGTCAATATCAACAATGTACCCCCAACCATTTATAGCAGCTCTACTCGCTGAATAATTACTATTGTATTGTTGCATTGCAACCTCTGGAGGCATTCCAATTGATGCACAAATTCCACTAAAAACAGCCTTGTAAAAAATCTCAAAATCATTTCCACCCTCACTTTGATAAGGCTTCAATTTTGCCCCATTAGGCATATTAAAAGTTTGATTTGATGTTGTTTCTGTAATTCTATTTGCTAATCCATCAGCCAAAACTTGGGGAGTATCCGTTGTTTCGTTTAATTCCGTTAACCTTAATTTACGATTTGCAATTTGTTTTAATGGATCTTCGCCCGTAGAATTCTCATCGTGTTCAATTGTGAATACAATATTCGCTCCCTGTTCAGCTTTTGAAACTGAAGCCTCTGTATACCTATCTAGTTTATTAATCTTCTCTAATATGTGAGATATACGGCTAATTCCTCTTGTGTGGTCGATACGGTGTTTTGTTCCGTAAACCATCCAAGCTAAAGTTCGATTTGTTTTTTCTCCTTTAGCTAAAATTCTTTCAACTTTTGTCGTATTATCAGCACCTTTAATATTCACAAAATAGCTAATGTGTTCACCTCTTGAATTAAATTCAATACCGTTTTGCTCATAATTGCCTCTAGCATCAACATCATCTAATAAATTAGAATATTCCATTGATGGAGTGCAAACATGTTGACCGTCTATAACCTGAACATTAACCCCAAAATTATCTATTCTACAAACTACCAAACAATCACCACCCAAAAAAGCAGTACTAAAACATTCTAAAGCTAATTCATGTAAATTTTTTTGTCGTGAATAATCAGAATATTTCGAATTTGCATAAATTGAAAATCGAGCTTCTGTATTTTTAGGAAATGAGGATAAATCTTGATTTATGCCCTCTAATTGCAGCACCGTTTTATTAGGTTCGCTTTGAAGTTTTAAACCAGAACCAATTACCCATTTAAAATAACGACCAGTTATAATATTGATACTGTCAATTTTCATTTCAGCATCATAAGCTCTTAATCTAATTCGCTTATAATCTGGCATATTTTTAACTACAACACCTAACTCTCCAGGTGTTTTTTCTCCATCCCATCGCTTTGTTATGATAGGATAAGCAATGCCATATTCTGGCTCACTTGTGTATGTTTTATTTTGAGGAACATTTTTACTTTCTTCACTACCAAACAAAACATTAATTATTTTTTGTACTTTACTCATATCATTATAGATTACCACTTCTTAATACTGAACATCTACCATTGTATCTGTTTACTAATCTTTGTTTTGCTTTTTCAAGAGCCATAATACCCGCTTCAACATCTTTTAGACTTCTATATCGTGTTCTCACTTTCATTTGACCGTCATCTAATTGATACTCGTCAAGGTCAGAAGTACCAACCGCATCTAATAACTTCAACTCCATTGCTTCAATCAAATTATTATAGCCTCTTATCCTATCTAATATGGATGTTTTCGTTTCAATATACTGCGATATTGTATAAAATTGGTCGTTCATATAGTATATTTTTTTGAATTTTATACTACAAATGTAAAAAAAAAATCCCTTGAAATTACTTCCAAAGGATTTTTAATCTAACAAACAAAAAAATAAAATATTATAAGTACTTATCTAAACAGTTCAAATGTAATAAATTATTTTTAATTATAAACAACCAAGTTTCGTTAATTCCTCAATAAGTCTTTTTTTTTCATCACTATCTTTTTGTTTGTTTATGTAATTAAAACACCATTGTAATATATTATTAAAATCACTTTCTTTCAAAGAAAATGCTTTTTCAATTGATTCTTCTATAATACTTTCATATATACTATTTGGCATTTCAAGTTTAATTGAATCAATTATTTGTGTTTTAGCTGTTAAAACAATTCTTCTTCTTTCTTTTCTTATTCTTTCTTTACTCATCATTCTTATTTTTAATTAATTACCATCAACAATATTTACAAAATCCTCCCAAGTCAACTTACTATACTTGCTATCAATACGTCTTAAAATATCAATGTATATTTCTCGTGCTGCTAATGTATAAACACTAGTATCAAAAAAGTGATTCTTTACATGACTGTTTTTTTTCTTCCAAGCAAAACCAACCTCAACACCATCTTTCATAACTGGAACCCGATGCTCTCCCTCAAAATGACTAAAGTAACTACGCATAGTATAATAACCTCCCTCTGGTTGTGGAAAATTCATAAATCCAACTGGTTGAAAACCATCCATTCCTTTTTTAAGTTTCATGTTAGATGCTAAAATATCTTTCAATTGATTAGTTTGAAGTACATACAATTGCCCTACCAACTCCCTACTCCTTGAAATTACTGGAGTATCTTTTGATAGTTTTCTATATTCTCCCTCCTCATATCCCTTAACTCCAACTACATAAGTATGGTCTATTGATTTAATAAAAGTATAAGCTAATCTAGTAAAGAAACCCGTATCAATTACAGTCAAATCAATATTGTATCCATCTCCACTTTCTCCAATAAAAGTCCTATCAATTAATTTTCTTAACTCATCCCAAACACTATTCTTAACTCCAAAATTATAGGTCCACAATTCCCTATCCAAGTCTTTTTGTTTTTCTCGTTTAGTTTTATGCCTTGACCTCTCAAATGTTCCAATGCTTCCATGCTCAATTGCATAAGTAGTACCGCCAGAAGTATGTGCAATAACCTCCCAATCCAATCTAACATCCTCTAAATCGTTGTCCATGATACCACCTAAATCGCATGACAAAGTAATTATAACTACTTTTCCATTTCCATCATTCTCAATCGTTTTGTCTGGAACAATTCCAACACCATATCCTCGAGTATTGTTCATTAACTCATGTACTCGTATAGTTTTTCCTTTTTCTTCCCACACATCAGCTAATTGAGTGTTTATAAATACTTTTAATTTACCCTCATCAATAACACCATCTGGAGGACAAGCATCAAGCCATTGCCTTACAAGTCCAATCCAATTAACAAATCCAGGAGGCAATATCAAAGCATTTACTTTGAAACTTCTATAATTTGGAAATTTAGGTTTTACAGTTGGAATAAACTTCCCTTTTAAATTTAAATCATAACGTTGACGATCATAAATTTTGCCTCCACATTCTTGACATTCATAATGTACGCTTTCTTCAATCAATTCTTTATTATCGTCAAGCTCCCATTTTATGCCAGCATAAACCCCCTCATCTTTTTTTATCCTCCATAAAATAGGAATATAATTTTT